TTGTGCTTCGTCTGCTGTCAAACCAAGTTTATCTAACACCGCTTGTCGAGCAACATTTTTGGCAGTTTCGGCTTCTGCTTGTGCTTCGGCTTCAGCCTGTGCTTGTTCAGCCCAAGCCAAATGTGCGGCTTCTTCTTCTGCTGTCATATTGCGGTCAATGCCGTTATCGTTAATTTTTAATGCCATAATTTATACTGATTTCCCGTAACCGTAAATTGTATAACTGCCTGTCATTGTGCCAGTAGCAACCAAAAATTCAATACCGTCATAGGCTGTTGCTGTTGAATGATTGCCGAAATAACTTCGTGAATAAGTTGTTGTGTATGCTGCAGCATTGAATTGGTTTTGACTTTGAATTAAAGTTGCTTCCGCCAAAGCGGGATTGAAAAGATTAACGATTGCCGAAGAATTAAAAGCGCCGTTTGTGTTTGTCGCAAATTCGTATGATGTTTGACTAAAAACCCTGCCGCCCGAAATTGTGGTATCGTTCCCCAATACATTTTGTGAGTTGTAATTTGTTGATGCGCTTGTTGCGCTTACACGCATTTTTAAAAAAACGCTATTAGTCGTAGAAGTTTGATATTTAAAAGTAATTAAATAGTTTGTGTATGTGCTGGTAAAAACATTGTCCGCAGTAACACTTGATGCAGCACTAAATGCTGTTTCAGCCTTTACACAAACTAGCGCAGAGTTGATACCTGTCGGAACTGCTTGAACTATTTGGCTAGAAGTATAAGCCATAACTAAACCGTAATCTGATTGACGTACCCGTGAATACAAATAACATTCGCCGTACCAGCAAACGCTTTCACAACCAACGCAGTCGCATTACCTTTAATCAACAACCCAGGAATCACAGTCACCAAACCAGCCTCAGGCAAAACAGTAACCTCAATGTTGCCATCAGGTGCCGTAGCCTCACCCCACTCAATCGTCAACTTAACCGACGAAGTAGAAGTATTAACCGCATACAACCAAACCTCATCAAGAGTCGTAGTCGTAGTCGAACCAGTATGAATCGTTGTACCAGCAGTAGCAGTAGCAGCAACCTTAATCGCTTTACCATCCGTGCTTGCTGAAAGAGTTTTTTTAGTGAATGTTGCCATGTGTCTCCTATATTAAGCGAATACCTGTGAACCTAAAACTAACTGGTCGCTGTCACCAGTAACACCACTAGCAGGCAAAACAGCCCAAGCAGCATCAGTACCGTTAGAAGTTAGCACATAACCAGCCGTACCGATAGCAATACGGGCAGGGTTCGCAGACGAATTCAACGTCAACAAATCGCCACGAGTAGTCATCGTTGACGTAAACTCGTTCGCCTCATTAGCATCAGTCGCTGTAAAAACTGGATAACAAGTAGCACCAGCAGCATGAGAAGCGGCAGTAGTGCCATCAACGCCACGAGTTATCGACGACAACGATGAACCTGTGCGGGAACCAACCAAAACTTTTTCTTCAGTAACCAAACCTGGGTCAATCACCATAAAGAACGGACCGTTAGCGGTGTCATTCCATGCTGTGACAGCACCCGTCAAAAGTGCGGTGGTGTCGCCAGCGGTAATAGAGTTCGTGAGGGTACAAGCGGGAGCCGCACCTACGTAAGACCGTCTAGTGACTGCTGACATTTATGCTCCTAATCTTGTACCGAACGCATTGTAACCGTACAGGTTCCTTCAAAATCCCAGTTCTTCTGGAATCCGTCTATCACCTGAAATTCTAAATCTTCCACTACAACAGAATATGTTTCCAAATTCTCTTGATAGTTTACCACCACAGGGTTTGTTACCAAATCCCGTAGCGCTTGTAGTTCTGATTCTACATCAAAATAATACTCGGTGTCATATACCCGTAGTTTGTGGTGCATGAGAATAGGGACACGGAAAACTTGGCTTCGGGCTGGGGAAGCGTACGCTCTAGCCATCCAACGGGTGAGGGTTGGGGCTGTGGTTGCTGACCCTCGGTTTAGTTCTAGTTTGAATTTGGCTTCAATGAATTTGGCTTGCGGACCTGTCGCTACCGCTTCTGTGGTGAGTTCTAATTCGTGGGGTGTCATCGAGTTGTATGCGCCGTCGTCCGATGAGATGTATGGGATGATTGTGCCGTACAGGGGGGTGGTTCGGATATCAAATTTGGCTACGAATTTGCGGTCTGGGATACCCCAACGGTAGATACCTGTAACGATTTCTCCTTGTGCCACAAAGTTTGCTGAGTCTTCAACGTAAACACCTGCGCCTGATACTGCGAACACCCGTTTGTTATCGTAAGTGGCACACGACAGTACGTTGGCTGTTGATGTGTGCATCAAATCTGTTGCGTGCGCTGGGGTGTTTGTTGCGATGAATGTTGATAGGTCTAATCTGCCTAAGCCTGTGGATGTGCTGTCGTATTGTGACCATGTGAACCACACGTATTTGTCTTCGGCTGTGAACGATACGACGTCGCCTGTTGTTGGGATTAGGGCGCCAGCGGTGAGGTTCCCTGCGCTGTCCGCTGTCGAGTATCGGACACCTTTGTTTGTTCCGATAATGATTGCACCCAAATATCCGTATATACATTTAGGTATTTCGCCTGTTGGTAGTTCTAATGCGACTACTGGTTGGTCTAGTACACCTGCCGAGGTGATAGTAATTTTGTAGATTGCGCCACGGTCACCTGAGTATCCTGCCGCGTAGATGGCGTTTTGACCTGAAGCGAAACTAACCCAGTTCCATGTTGATATCGGGTGGGCGTAGTCGTCGCCTCCAATGTTTCCTGTCGGGTCGTAATACAGGTCTGTTGCGGAAGCAGATGCGCTGTCTCCGCTGACTATTAGATGTCCTTTAACGAAGTCGACATAATATAGTTGATGCCCGTAAGCGACATTTGATGCGGTGTGTGACGAGTTAACTTTCCACAAACCAAAACTGCTTGTTGTGCCAGCGTAAGTTAAATATACGTTTGTGCCGTCTGATGCGATGTCTCTGGCGGTGAGCGCAGGTAACCCTGTTACCGATGTCCATGTTGGTGACGAAGCGAAAGGGTTAGAAGAATAACGGACAGCGGAACCATCTAACATATATAGTTCACCGTTTGCTACAACCACCTGTAGGTTTGTGTTCGCCGACGAACGGGATTGTTTCGTAGCGTTTAACAAAGTTAACTGTCCCTTAGTCCACGGGTTAACACCTTTACTGGAATAGTATCGGTAGTCTTGTGCGTCTGCTGTGTCAGCATATTTTTGACCAGCACCGAAATGCCACGATGATTCACCTCGACGCCATAGTCCTTGCGGGTTGATTGCTGCTTCGCCTGGGCTTGTTGACTGGTCCACCGAGTCACGCACACGTGGTTCGAAACCTCTAGTAAACGTTCCCGCTTTCTGGTCAATGAGATATGGTCTGCCGTTGATAGCCAACGGAAAAATGTCTGGTACTAGTTGAGTGGTTGTACCACCAGCAAAAAATTTTGGTGATGGGTAGAACGCATCGGTGAAACGTAGAAGCGTTGTCACCGTTTAATCCTTAGATAAGAATGTTGGGTATGCTCTTGCTAGACGTGCTGCTTCTGCTTGGATACGGTCCCGTCGTAAACGGATTAGACCTGCGGTACTGTTCGCTACCGAACCCATCGCTACTTCGTCTGCTCGGCGTGTGTCGCCTTGTGATTCTGTGAAATTTCGTTTAATTTCTCGTGGTGACATTAACCGTATTTGTGCGCCTAACGCAACAATGTCTGTGACTGTTTCTTGTACACCGCATCCGCTGTTGATGTCTGTTGCTTCTGTGGCTGCTGCCGTGTATGCGGCTTTGTAAACGACACGTAGACGCCCTGGGAATACTGCTTGGTCGAAACGTAAAGCGAACCCTGATGGGAAGTCGTCTGTTGGTAGGTCGCGGATGAGACGGATTTTGCGGGCGATAGGGTAGTCGTCTGTCATGTACCTAACTGAAACTGTTAACAAATCTATGATACTTGTCACATTAGTTAGGTCTATCATTGCGTCTGAACCGTTGTAATCTATGTTCAAAGTTTTTACTTGGAACAGTCCGTGCATCGGTGAAGACAAATCTGATAGTTCGTCGTTAACTGCTTCTAATACTTGTGCCCTTGGGAACCTTGGGTTGACTGTGATTACGGCGCCAGCGGTGTGTGCTGCGGCTGTTGTGTTGTTGAATCCTCTTTGTACTGTCAACGTTTTTGTTGGTACATCTGTCGACCAAATGTACATCAGTTCTGAATCTATTTCACAAACTTGTCCAGAACGTAACCCTTCCAGCGGGTAGTCAACTACAACACTCGTACCCGAAGATGTGAGTGTTGTAGTTAGTTTATTGCGGGCTTCTACCGTTCCTGATAAAAGTTGTCGCAATGTCCTATCAATGACTACTGCTGTTGTTGTCATTTACTTTTTCTTTTTAGCCTTCATCATCGGTTTGCCAGTTTTCTTGGCTTCCATTTTGGCAGCCATTTTACCCTTTTTAGTGTAAGGGAATTCTTTCTTTCCTACCATTGGCATAACGGTCCTTTCGTTAGTGAGATAGAAAGATTACCATAATCAGCAATCCCATTTACGTAAAGCCAAAGCCTTACGTGTTGGTCTGCCTTTCGAATCTTTCATAGGTCCTGGCATACCACCCATCCGAGCACAAAACGATTTGCGGCGTGCCGCTGCTTTAGGTGATTTCTTTGCTTGGGCTGCTGACACAGGTGGTTTCAGGTTCATACCTTGCGCTTTGGCTGATGCACGACCTTTAGCGTTGAGTCCGCCCGCAGGGTTCTTGCCTTCTTTGCGTTGCCACGCTGGTGTTTTAGCCACGTCATGTCTCCAATAGGTCGCCTGAGTTTTTTAAAGCGTTTTTCACATTCAATACTACACGGTGTTTAACGCCAGGTGCCAAATCTATGTGATGGTCCCCGATGTCTGCACGGACACGGCGTTTAACTTGAATTTCACAGATTGGCTCTAACCGTTCCCATTTGTTTGGCACAGTTTTTTCGGATGGTTTAACTATCTGTAACAGTTGTTTTGCTGATGTTTCCCAGTTGAATGCTTCTGTTTGGGGTGCTGTTTGTTCGGCTTGTTTACGGTATTTGTCACGGTTGTTGTAGATATCTTTGATGGCTTCGGCTATTGCTTCTTGGTCTGGTTCGTCCCAGTCGCCCATGTTTTGCCATACGCCTTTGGCTGTTGGAACACTTGTGGTTGGGATTCTGTGGGTGGCTAAATCTGAGAACTCTTTGTGACCGTGAGCGTCGGACAGGATAGTTGGGATACCTGATGAGATTGCTTGTAGGGGCATCAGCCCGAATCCTTCGCCTCTGGATACGGATATGAATGCGTCGGCGGATGATACCAGGTTTCGTTCTTCTTCGACGGTCATCCATTGGCGGTGAACTATGACGTTCGGGTATTCTAAATCGTTTGGTGCGAACAAATGTGGTGGAACTATTTTGATATGTAGTTCTGCGTCGGGTAACTGGAGTTTGTTGAATACTTCTAGTACGACATCTAAACCTTTGCGGAACCATTCGGAGCCGCCGCATAATAGTTTAAATTTTTTGTTTGGTTTATGTGGTTGCGGGTACCAGATGGTGCGGTCTACTGCGAGTGGGATAACCCGAACGTTGTCGTGGTAGTCGGAGAACAGTTCCCAGTTATGTAAACTTGGTACTAGAACTGTTTTGAAACTGCTCAAGTATAGAAAGAATTCTGGTGGTAGCCAGTTTGTTTCCCACATTGTTAGCAGATGGGCAACTTGTTGTTTTTGCCAGCCTTTAATCATGTTTGGTCTTAAGGCGAAAACTGTGTGTTCTGCGAAGTCGTCGAACGTGACGTGTTTAGATAATGCTTGACGTAAACCTTGAACCATTTTGCCGTACCCAACTTCGGGTATGTTTACGCCGACAAGGTTCAGGTATTTGGTAGGATGCCCGTTTCCACTTGCCATGATTCCTGCGCCCGCCTTTCTACTTCTGCTGCGCCGTCTATGCGTTTTGGTTGTAGACCGTTGGCGCGTAGCCGTTTGTATGCGGGCATATCTTTTTTCCAACCTCGTTCGGTTGCGTTAACTTGTGCGACTTTGGCGCCACGTGATGTGGTGCTGTTTGTTGCCATTCTGATTCCCGCTATTCTGCACCCGAAACATCCTTCGACATCCAGATTGGGGTGTGTTTCCCTATGTTTCACGTAATGTAACTCCCGTATCCTGCGGCTGTTAACGCCGCTGCTTCCTCTGTAGTTATTTCGTTGCCGTGTCCACCATAATATGTTTTTGTAACTGTTGTCATATCTGATGGCTGTTTGTCTGTGTACGAGTTGTTTGCTAATAGATAGATGTTTTTGCCGCGGGGTGACGGCGGGATGTGTGTCCCTAGTCTGTTTGCTCGGCGTTGTTCTTTGGCTAAGTATTGTCCGTCCATGTATTCCCCGACGATTACGGGGATAACTAGGTTGTCTGTCGGTGGATTAAATGTGGGCATTATGTGATGCTCGCTCCGTATCCTGCTGCTGTTAGTTCTGCTACTTCTGTGTCGTCTAAGAAAATGTCGTGACCACCGTAATACACTTTTGCTATTAGTTCTGGTCTACGTGGGTCTGTTATCTGGTAGGTGTTGTCTGTCAGTTTATACAGGTTGTATGCTCTGATTCCTTGTGGGGTGTGTGCGAACAGTTTGTCTTCGCCTTCGGCGTATCTTGTTGCGAACGCATATGTTGACGTGTTTGGTACACGGAAAATATGTGACTTAACCCAAGTAGCCGTGCCTGTACCCGTACCTGAACCTGTGGCTGTGCGTCGATTGATGCGTGCCCCAACACCTGTT